AGATTAAAGAAGACCCACCAGAACCATCTGGATTAAAGTTAAGACACACATTCACCCTCCTAAAAAAGAAATTCAATTTAAAATTTGAGTTTACTTGGGAGGACAGAGGCAACTAAAGGAGGATCGCCATGTCAACACCAGTAATTTTGTTTTTTTCTACGATGCTTACTGGACTTTTCTTTGTAGTAGGTGTTACAATAGGATGGACAGCAAATGATTTTCTCTATAACATGCTAGCAAAAGATGATGTCCTACATCCTGAGATGTATGACGATGATGGCATGGTTATTAACGAAGAGTTGTACTCAGTTCGCTTTGTTGATGAAGATGAGTATTATGACGACTAACTAAATAGGATTAGACCTCTCTCTGTATTTAAAATTTTTTTAAAATGAAACTACTTATTTCTGAAGTGCTCCAAAAAGTGAGTAATGCCAAGACCAAGGCACAAAAAATCAAACTACTTCATGAACATAATAGTCCTGCTCTTAGGTCTATTCTAATTGTTAATTATGATGAGAGTGTAGTGTCTATGCTACCTGATGGTAAGGTTCCTTACGAAGCAAACGATGCCCCTGCTGGCACAGAGCACACTGTACTTGAGCATGAGTATCGTAAGCTCTATCTATTCTTCAAAGGTGGATCTAATTCTCTTAAGCAATCTAAGCGAGAGTCCTTGTTTATTCAAATGCTGGAGGGACTTCACAAGAGTGAAGCAGAAGTTCTGTGTCTAGCAAAGGACAAAGAACTTGGTAAGAGGTATAAACTAACCAGAGCATGTGTAGAGGAAGCATTCCCCCAAATTAAGTGGGGAGGTCGTTCCTGATGGGGAAGGGTATAAGAATGATCCACAGAGATTGTGATCCTACTCTTGCTGATGATAGGTCACTTCCCTGTACTGCTTTCTTGGTAGAGTATGTTGAAGGCGATATTCATAAGTTTGATATCGTCATGGCAGGTAAAAAAGTAGATATCTTTGATGAGTATTGGGATAAATACAGAGAAGACTTAATTAGATTTACCCAGACAGAGGGTAGAACTAATCCCAAACTCTGGAATCCACCTAAAAAGTAACATGGCAAAGAACGGCAGACAAAATACTTTTTGTATTCAATACTGGAAAGTTGGAGTACCTACCGAGCAGAAAGTTCTACGTAGAATTAACAAAGACGGAACTCCAGTGTCAACTAAAAAGTATGATGAAGTTCTTTTTTATGATCAACTTAAAGATGCTTTGGAAGATGCTAGGTATCTTATGGATAATGGATTTGGAATTAAATTTAGAAAATGTAATAGAGCTAGAGGAGAGTCTTTCTGGTTAGTGTAATGGGTGATCATTTTTTATTAAACCTTTACGGGTGTGACGTAGAGAAGTTAAACAACGAAAAATTTCTATCAGAAATGTTTGAGCAGGCAGTCATCGAAGGTAAGATGACTCTGCTCAATTTAATTACACACAAGTTTGAACCACAAGGTATCACAGCAGTAGCACTGTTGTCTGAGAGTCACATTAGTATCCACACTTGGCCAGAAGATGGGTCGTGTGCTGTGGACGTTTATACATGTGGCACAACAGCTCGCCCACGTCTGGCATGTGATTATATAATTAAGGAACTGGGATGCTCAGATCCCAGAGTCACCCATGTTAAGAGAATTTAAATTGTATCAACCGATACAGTTGACAATTCCTATATAATATGGTAGACTATACCAATCGTTCATTCGCTATTCTCGAATAGCGAACGCAAGTAAGTCGCGGAACGGAGCGTTCATCCCATGTTAGAACTACTTTTGTATTCGACAATGACATGTCAGGATGCCGAGTCTCTCATGTTGAGAATCACTAAGCATCAAGAGTTACCTCCCATTGTGAAGGTAGAACTGGTGGAGACCGTCAAGGAATCTGTACCTGAGTGTCGCTGGGACGCACACGACTGAAGGAACGGGAGTTAAATCACCCATCCTTTAGGAGACCTACAATGAACACACTAAACCTGATTCGTAACCAGATCAAGAAAGCAGCTGCTCTTCACGATGCTCAGATTGCTGTCACCTCTTACCGTGGTGTCCGCTATGAGTGTCAGCAAGGTGCTGAAGAAGTACATGGTACTTTCTGTTATCGTGGTCACACTTATAACAAGTGATATAGTTTGAACGAATATAAAGAGAGGGAGGTCTTGACGACCTCCCTTTTTTTGTGTATAATTAGTAAAACTGTACACATATATGGACAGACAAAAACTAAAACTTATCGTTAAGAACCTGGAGTTATTGGTTGACAGTTTGAAGTCCGAAGTTTATTCGGATACCGATGCTTATAAACCTAAAGAAGAAAGGTTTGGATTTAATTACGACGAAGGAGATGACGATGGCTACCCAGACTAACCAACCACAATCACTCAAGCAATACATTAAGTGGCTACGACAAGCAGTTGAGAAGAGTCACTTGTATGATGAAGAAGAGTATGCTAAAATCAAGAAGGAGTTGTATCAGGCACAACAACTTCGTAAACTAGTACATGCCAGAGAACGTTCACTTTATGGATTTGGATACATCAATGAACCAGTCACCAGTCAGGTTGATCTCAGTGACTCCCGAAGCGGAGAAGACGATGGGGTACGTAGCGAGAGTATCGAACCCGAACAACCAGGAGAACCCGAAGGTAGCGGGACTCCTTAGTTACTGTATCAAACACAACCACTGGTCTGTGTTTGAGCAAGCGTTTATGACCCTGGAGATCTCTACCACCAGGGCAATCGCTGCCCAGATCCTACGTCACCGTTCGTTCACATATCAAGAGTTCTCTCAACGTTATGCTGACAGTTCTATGTTGGCAGAACAGATTCCTCTCTTTGATATTCGTCGGCAAGATACTAAGAACCGACAGAATAGTATCGATGATATTGATGCCTTCACTAAGCAAGAGCTAGAGATTGTTATTCAACGTCACTTTGAATCTGCTATGGATATCTACAAGCAGATGTTAAATCTAGGTGTGGCAAAGGAGTGTGCCCGCATGGTGCTTCCCCTCGCCACACCCACTAAAATCTACATGTCGGGTTCAGTTCGTAGTTGGATCCACTATATAGATCTACGGAGTGCCCATGGCACCCAGAAAGAACACATGATTATTGCTGAGGCATGTCGTGAGATCTTTAAAGAACAGTTCCCTATCGTTGCTGAAGCACTGGAGTGGTAATGCCTACATATCCTGTTAAAAATCTGAAGACTGGAGAGACTAAAGAACTCCACATGACCATGAAAGAATACTGTGACTGGAAGGATGCTAATCCTGACTGGGATAAGGACTGGTCACAGGGTTGTGCTGGTGTCGGAGAAGTCGGAGACTGGCGTAACAAAATGAACAAGACTCACCCTGGTTGGGGAGAGCACATGAAAAAAATGGCGTCGATGCCAGGTTCAAAAGTAGAGTGGTAACTTATGCCTAGAGGAAGAAACAAAGCTCCTGGAGCAAAGATGTCTGCTAAGCAGATGAGAAGGAAGAAGCCTATTAATGAAGAGTATCTTCTTAATATCGAACCTTTGACTGACAATCAAACAGTAATGTTTGATGCTTATGAAGCAGGTAAGAATCTATTTGCTTACGGTTGTGCTGGTACAGGTAAGACATTTGTTGCTCTGTATCTAGCACTACGTGATGTTCTCAGTGAGAACACACCTTATGAGAAAGTATATCTTGTACGTTCACTAGTTGCTACGAGGGAGATTGGTTTCCTTCCTGGCACTCACGAAGACAAAGCATCTCTATACCAAATTCCTTACAAGAATATGGTAAAATATATGTTTGAGATGCCAGACGACAACTCATTCGAGATGTTGTATGAGAATCTTAAAGCACAAGAGACAGTATCGTTCTGGTCTACATCATTCCTTCGTGGTACTACGCTGGACAACTCCATTGTTATCATTGACGAATGTCAGAACCTGAACTTCCACGAACTTGATAGTATCATCACCCGTTGTGGTCAAGATACTAAGATTATCTTCTGTGGTGATGCTCGTCAGTCTGACCTTGTTAAATCTCAAGAGAAGACAGGTATCATTGACTTCATGAAGATCATCCAGAGCATGGAAGAAGACTTCCAGATGATTGAGTTCGGTATCGAAGACATCGTTCGTTCTGGTCTTGTCAAGAACTATCTTATTGCTAAACTTAACCTAGGTTTTTAATGAAAACATTTGATCATTTGGTGATTGATAATCCCATTGAGATGAACACTGTCGAGATTGATGGGAAAAGATATTATGTTACCCCCGAAGGTAATAACTATCCTTCTCTCACCACAGTGATCAGCAACAACTCCAAGAAGCAAGCATCACTTGCTAAGTGGAGAGCACGTGTAGGTAAAGAGAAAGCTCAGGGTGTCTCAACTCGTTCAGCGACAAGAGGCACCCGCTACCATAAACTGGTAGAAGATTATCTTAACAACGAACTAGATAAAAAGAAGTACCAGGACATGCCATTGCCATGGTTTATGTTCAATACATCTCAAAAAATCCTGGACCGTATAAATAATATATACCTACAGGAAGCAGCACTCTATTCAGACGTGCTTAAAATCGCTGGTCGTGTTGATTGTATAGCAGAATTCGATGGTGTTCTATCCATCATTGATTTTAAGACATCAGCGAAACAAAAACCTGAAAAATATTTACTGGACTATTATGTTCAGGAATGTGGCTACGCTTGTATGCTTCAGGAGTTGTATGGCATTACCGTACAGCAATTGGTGACTATTGTAGCAACGGAAGAAGGAGAACCTCAAGTCAGTGTTGTCCCACCGAAAAAAGAATATCTTATTTTGTTACAAGAGTACATCCAAGAATACGAAGATAAACATGGCAGAAAATCTGGAGGATAAATTTATGACAACTGCGAGATTTTCGCAGGAGGTGGAGAAGGTAGCATTTGAAAACGAAATGAATTACATTGATGCTATCGTATTTTACTGTGAAAAAAATGAGATCGAAATTGAATCGGTCCCTAAATTAATTAGCAAACCACTTAAGGAAAAACTTAAGTATGATGCCCAGAAGTTAAACTTCATGAAGAGAACCAGTCGAGCTAAGTTGATGCTACTATGAGTAACTTTTTTCAATCAGAAATGGTACGTGGAGATCTCCAAGAGATGATGGAACTCCAGCAGTATTGCTTTCGATCAGCACATGCTTTCCCCGTACTTTCTCCAGAGAAGAAACTAGAATACTTTAATGTTCTAGAAGAACTCATTGAAAAACAAAAGATCTTTAATGCTAGGTTGAGTCTTAGTGATGATCCAGAAGCGAAAGAAATGGTAGAGAGCATGAAGATGGCTGCTGTCATGCTGGGTGGCGATCCTAATATGTCCATTGGACAGATCTTTGATGATCTCCTGTCCAAGGTCGCCATGATGAAGGACAAACTAGAAAGTGGCACAGGGGATTGACTCCCGACCCTGTGCCAGTGTATTATGTATGAGTGGAAGGGATCACACAACCACAATCCGAAACAATCCGAGGTAATCTAATGTCTTTTGCAGATCTAAAGCGCAAGTCCCAGAACAATTTCCAATTCCTCCAGAAGGAACTGGAGAAGTCCAGCACAGAGAAGAGTGGTGCCGACGAACGACTCTGGAAGCCCGAACTTGACGCTAGCGGTAACGGTTATGCCGTCATCCGCTTCTTGCCCGCTCCTGAAGGGGAGACGGTGCCCTGGGCAAAGGTCTACTCCCACGCTTTCCAAGGTCCTGGTGGTTGGTTCATCGAGAACTGCCTGACCACCAAGGGTGACAAGTGTCCCGTCTGTGTCCACAACAACGGTCTCTGGAACAGTGGTGTGGAGTCTGACAAAGAGGTTGCTCGTAAGCAGAAACGTAAACTGTCTTACTACAGCAACATCTACGTGGTTAAAGATCCCAAGAACCCCGAGAACGAAGGTAAGGTCTTCCTGTATCGCTACGGTAAGAAGATCTTTGACAAGATCATGGCAGCAATGCAACCTGAGTTCCAAGACGAGACTCCCGTCAACCCCTTTGATCTTTGGGAAGGTGCTAACTTCAAGCTGAAGATCAAGACTGTTGCTGGTTACTGGAACTATGACTCCAGTGAGTTTGATCGTGTCGCTGCTCTGTCTGCTGACGATGACGAACTCGAAGCAACCTGGAAGCAGGCATACTCCCTGGAAGAGTACACTGCTGACGGTCAGTTCAAAGGTTACGAAGAACTGGACACCCGTCTGAATGCTGTGCTTAATGTTGCTCCCCGAGTGACTGCTGTTCAGCAAGAGGAAGAGTTTGAACCTATTCCTACCAGCACCATTGAGACCTCTTCTTTCCGTGAGAAGATGACTGCTAACACGTCAGACGATGACGATGCTCTGTCTTACTTCGCTGCTCTGGCTAACGACGACTGATGAAATACCTAAAGGTATTACTTCACCCAGTTACTCAGTTCAACTTGTTGGTTGTGGGGTTCCTGATTATAATTCAGGGACTTCACACCCACGCTCATTACACTATGAGTCTTGATGCTGACAGTTATGTCCACAACTACTGTAAGAAAAACTTAGAGAAGTGTAAGCGACTCGTTTCTAAATTTGATTAACGATTTCATTGGCGGGGAAAAAAATTTCCCGCCAATTTTTTTGTCAAAAAAGTCGATCAGACTCCAGTAGACTTTAACTTATTAGATACAAAGTCAGATGACTTCTTGTACAGTGATGCTTTTCTAAAGTCATCTACTAATGCTTGGAGATACTTGGGTTTAAGGATGTAAATATCTCTTTTCTTTTCATTCTCTGTGTTTTCGTATTCATACTCAGTGACAGGACGAGACAATTCATTTGCTGGAATTTCTTTAACATTAATTCCATCCCAGTATTTGTAACCCGTTTGTACTTTTCTGTACCACGAACCATCTACTCTTACCCATTCAACTCCATCGATAATATAATTATCTTCAGTAATTTGGTTGTATTCAAACTCTAATGGAATAGTTTTTACATACGAACCAATTAAATCAAAGCTAGCAACAGCAAATAGATCTGGTGTTGGTGTGCTGTCTCTGTTGACCAAGAATCCTAGTCTAATGTCAGGTCCTTGTGCTTCTGGTGGGATTGTAAACTGTGATGTATACACACCATCAGCATCAATCCATGAAATAATTTCTTCGTGAGCAATTAGATTATCATTTGAATCTACATAACCGAAGTACAGGTATTCACCAGGAGCAGGTGAATTTTGTTTTCCATAATAGACTTCAATCGTATCGTAATTTGATGTGTCAATAGGATTTAAGATTATATATTCTTGGGTATCTGCTGCTCCACCGTCAAAGATTACTTGGGTTGAAGATCTAAATCCATTCTCTCCTAGTTGGGTAGCGAAGTTTAGACCACTATCAGCAAGACGTACATTTAAACTCTCA